TGCCTTTAGAAGAATATGCTAAATACGTGAAGGAGTAGCAATATGGAAAAGAAAACAAGAACCTCACGCTCATCTCAAACTAGAGAGAAAACTGCCAAGAGGCAGCCATGGCGACCACCATCTAGGTTAGACGCGCCATCTCCACCAGCCGGATTTAAATATCGTTGGATTCGAGCTGAGATCATGGGCCAAGACGACAAGAAAAACGTAGCCGCTCGAATGAGAGAGGGCTATGAACCAGTTAGACTGGAAGAACTTGGAGATTTTGAAGCTCCCACTGTGGAAGATGGAACAATGAAAGGCGTTGTGACTGTAGGTGGATTACTGCTAGCCAAGATACCTGAAGAAATTGTTGAGGAAAGAAAAGCTTATTTTGCTCAACAAACAAGAGATCAACAGGAGGCTGTTGATAACAATCTTCTAAGGGAGCAGCACCCTAGTATGCCTATCGATAATCCAAATAGGCAGTCGAGAGTAAGCTTTGGCGGTGCAAAGAAATCCGATTAGATTTCACACCACTACAAACATCAGTCAAAGATTTGGATTAATAATTAATAATTTATTAGTCTAAGGAGGACTATAATTATGGCAAATAAAGACGCAGCCTTCGGGTTTAGACCTACAAGGCATTTGACTGGCGGCGAGATTCGTACTGAAGAGTACACGATTGCAGCCAATCACGGCACTTCCATCTTCACTGGACAAGTGGTAGAGGCAGTGGCAGGCGGCGGCATAGAGCAAGCAGCAGCTGGAGACACTCAGCAATTAGGTGTTTTCGGAGGTTGTTTCTATACTGATCCGACATCAAGTAAGCCGACATACTCAGCGTTTTATCCAGCAAGCACTAACGCTGATGATATCGTTGCATATGTCTATGCAGATCCACATATCGTGTTTGAAGCACAACATGATGGCACTGGAACAGCAGCTATGAATCATTCAGCATTTGATTTTACTGGCACTAGCGGAAGCACTGTTAGTGGACTATCAAGCTCTGAGATTGATACTGATACTTCTGGTACATCAGGTGGTTTTAAGCAAATCGGGATTTCAAAAGATCCTGAGAACAGTGATACATCAGCTGCAAACGCTAACGCGTATGTAGTGTTTAACACTGGCGAGCATGTGTATAAACTAACAACTGGCGTATAGGAGGATTTAAACTATGGCTATTAATAGATCACAACTTGCGAAAGAGTTGGAACCTGGTTTGAATGCACTATTCGGACTAGAGTACGCACAATACGAGAACCAACATGCGGAGATTTTCGACACAGAAACTTCTGACAGAGCTTTTGAAGAAGAAGTAATGTTATCTGGTTTCGGAGCTGCATCAGTTAAGCCTGAAGGAACAGGTGTTAACTTTGACAACTCAAGAGAATCTTTCACAGCACGTTACTCTCATGAAACTGTAGCTTTGGCTTTCCAGATTACTGAAGAAGCTGTAGAGGACAACCTTTACGA